GCGATCTGTATATAATGAGCAGAACAACATCGAGTAACGATGGCAACGTCAGCAGCAATACAGAACATAGGCCAAGGTCTTTTGAATAGAGACTTTGGTGCTGATGGCTTAGCTTATTGGTCTGCTGAATACGACAAAGCACAAGCTGATGCTATTGCTGCTGGCAGTACACCAGAACAAGCAGCAAAGATAGCTGACACAGCAGTAAGAAGAAACGTAGCTAGATCTTCAGAAGCTAAAACTTACGCAGGTGTACCTGACTGGTTTCAACATCAAGACACTGATGTTGCACTAGGTGCTAGGTCGGAAGACTGGTCTACCAAATTACAAACATCTAACCTTGAGAACTATTTAGATCACCAGAATTATCAGTATGGAATGTTGCAAGGTAATACTGTTGGACAAGAAGGTAGTGAGTGGTGGGGCTATCAAACGACACAAGATATACAAAGCCACTTAGCACAAGGTAAAAGTTTTAGTGAAGCTTATGAGGCTGCAACTTTAGGAGTCGATAGAGATATAAGAGCTAACACAGGTGCAGAGAATTACAAGAAGTTTGGATCAATAGGATATGGCAACCCATTAGAAATAAAGACAAGCACTGATCCTTCGGGAGATATTCTTACAGAAGAAAGATATTTAAACTTAAGCTCAAGAGCAATCGCTGATGGTATGGGTCTTGGTGGTGGCACTAGAACTGCTGATTTATACGAGTTAGATGATGATGGAAACATCAAGCTAGATGATGACGGCAATCAAATCGTTGCAACTGATGACGATGGAAATCCTGTAACTGATACTCCATACCAATGGAACTATGTACCAGATGACAACGCACCTGGTGGATACAGGATTGAACCAATAGCCTTTGACCAGACTGGAACAACAACAGGCCATGACTTTCACATGGCTAACTATCAAAGAGATGGGGCTTTTCAAGGTGGTGGTGGTGCTAATCCATTTGCTATTCCAGCCAATGTTCAGAACGTAGACGCTACAAGATTTCATGGTGACCAAGGTGCTAATAAACTAAACCTTGCACAGTGGGCCGAGACTGGTCAGGGCAAAGACGCTATTGCGGCTGGTGACTTTGAGATAAAAAATAAATGGATGAAAGATACGACTGGTGATGGCAACCTTAACTTTGTACCTAGTGGTATAGATCATTCAACAACTGACAGCAACCTTGGCATAGCAGCAGGAGATACAGTAAACATAGACTGGGGTGAAGGCTGGCAGACTAATCTTTCAGGTGGCCCTAAGACTTCTAACTATGTACCACCAGAGGAACAAGCAATGGGTGGAGCAAGTGGTGGTGGCAATACAATTATTAATTTAGATACGAATCAAAAGAGTACAACAGCAGCAGATAAGCTAGTCAAACGAGATGAAAGAACTGCTTACTCAGGTGCAGGAAGAAAAGGTTTTAGTACTATGAAGTACAAACCAACAGGCAATATCAGTACACTTGGAATAGTCTAAGACTAATATCAAGGTATTATTAAGTAACTACAGGGTTTAGCTATGTGCGGTGGTGGCGGTGGTTCCAACGAAGACTCTAAGAAGGCAGCCGAAGAGCGTCATCAAGAGAACCTTGCTCTACAGAAAGAGCAGATGGAAGAACAGAAGCGACAGTTTGAATTAAGCAGAGCAGATAACCAAGCTAGGTATCAAGAACAAAAAGCAACAGCACAAGCTGCACCACCTCCACCACCAGAGGAGACAGCAGGAGTAGCAGCACCAGCACTAGATTCTAAGAGGTGGGCTAAAGGTGGTGGCAAGAAACAATACACAAACCCACCAACTAAACAAGAAGGAAAGAAGTATAAGTCAGGAGATAACATTAGTACACTTGGAATAGTCTCGTAACACAAATGGATTTAAGTGTTAACCCGATTGACTTAGCACCAGGAAAAGGAGCTAAAGATAAAGAGAAAGGTACAACCCTTGCTGGTAGATACGACCAGCTAAAAACTAATCGTGATCCTTTCCTTCAAAGAGCTAGAGATTGTGCAAAGGTAACTAACCCTGCTGCCTGCCCTGACTCCAACATGGGAGATCATGGAAAACTCAAAACACCTTGGCAATCAACTGGTGCAATGGGTGTTAGTAACTTACAAAATAAATTA